CGGATTTCCCACCTGCATGTTGTCCCTAAGGACTTTAAGTCCAAAAGGACAATATGTATCGAGCCGAAAGAGTTGCAATTTGCCCAGCAAGGGCTTAAGGCGATTCTTTACGACTTGATAGAAAAGCATCCACTTACGCGAAGATCCATTAGTTTTACAGACCAGTCGAGGAATCAGGTCCTGTGTAAGGATCTGAGACTGGCTACTGTAGATCTAAAGGATGCGTCTGATAGACTCCGTTTGAGTCTAGCACGCATTCTCTTACCGAAAGAGGTCTTCGCTCTACTAACTCTCGCTCGGTCGGGCTTTATATCCCTACCGAGTGGCAGGACTATAAAAAATACTAGTCTTGCAACAATGGGTTCCGCTTTGTGTTTTCCTCTAGAGACGCTGCTGTTCTGGGCTTTGGCCCGATCAGTAGCGGATCAGAGTAAACAGAAGCAGAAAACTGTTAGAGTGTTTGGTGATGATATCATATTGCCACGTGATGTGGCCGATATCTTCATCAAGCAAGTAGAGGGCTGCGGGTGCATCGTTAATCGCACCAAGTCATGCTACGGTAGGACTCTCGTTCGAGAATCCTGCGGAGCGTGGATGGTAGGCGGTCATGAATGCAATGTGGTGAAATTCCACTACCGCAACTGCAGTAACGCAAAGCAATGGATTTCTACGGTAGATTCTGCTAAGCAATTCCTTTCGCTTAGTGGAGGTGGCCTTTATGACCACACCGTAAAGTCCATTCTGGAGACTTCAGACCAATGGTACGTCCGCTTTGTGCGGAAATATATTGGTGCTGATCGGGCGAGCTTCAAGCTTGCTCCAGTACAAGGTTTAAAGAACTTCTCGTTCTTCAAACTTTGTTATCGCTGGAATACTTCATTCCAGCGAACTGAAGTCTTAGTGCCGTTCCTTTCTTGGGGGGCGGTAGCTAGCACTTTGCCAGGCTACGATGGGCTTTATGCCCATGCCGTTGGCAATGATACAAGACCGCGCCCATTCGGCACTGAAAGAGTGAAAGTGGGCTGGGTTCACGCTGCGGCCTTTTTTGGTCGCGTTGTGTGAACTGGGG